TGAAACATCTACCTAAGTAAATTTTGTCTGATTTGTTTGCCATGTTTTTATTTTTTGATTGTTAAATACTCTTTTTGAAATTTTGTTTCAATTTGGTTAGGTACAAGCTTAAATCTAATGCTTCCTCAATAGCGTGGTCTAACCATTGTTCCGTTGACAAGTCATCTCTATCCAAAGTCGTGCCATATTTATTCAAACCTAAATTGGCTCTATCCTTGTAACGATTAATAACTTCTGTTACAACGCTGTCATAATTTTCATTATCCATTCTTTCTGTATTCGTTAACTAATTGTTTTATAAAAGGTCTATACTTTAAGTCTATAGCATAGTCTTTTAATATCTCTTCAAAAGTAGCAATAGTTTCTTCTGAAACAAACTCTTTTTGCTTTTTAGTTACTTTAGGTGCTTTTAATTCCTTGTTTTCTAATTCTAAGTTTTCCATTTGTTTTGTTTTATCTGCCCTGACCTCTGTACTCCTTTGGCTTTGGACTGTGTTTATTATAAGATTTTTTAGGTTTGCCTTCTTTTCTTTTACCGAAGCTCACCTTGTTCGAATTTGTAGTCTTTGCTTTCGCCATCTTGATTAAATATTTTAACAATTATAGTTTCGTCTCTTAGTTGTTGGCATAACATTGCAATTCCCCCACACATTCCCAGATTGGTTAGAAACTCCATTTGCTCTACAGACGGTCTATCACCTATAGCTTTAACCTCACATCCTATAAACTGACCATACTTTTTAGAATAGCCAATAATATCAGGAACACCTTTTCTACCAATGAAGCTTCTACCTTTAACAGCTAAGTTGTTATTACGCCAAACATCATTACCTCTACTCTTCAAATATTCCATCATCATCTTGGTTAAATCAGCCGCTGTTAGGTATGCCATAATTTCAAAGTTACTATATATTTTAATATATTATACTAAGCCCATCTGATTAGTTCAGTTGTTGGCATCTTAACATAACTCACTCCATCCTTCTTTTTAATGTCACCAACCTTGTAATATCTTCTAGCTTTAATCCTTAAAAACTCTGCTCTAATAAACACAATCCTATCTCTAAGGTCCAAGTTAAAAGCAAAGAACTCTACTTTGGCATCTGCAATTCCTGATGGCATCCCATCTCTTTCATACTCTAACAAAAAATAACCCTTACGCAAAGCATCTGTATTATGAATGATTAATACTTTGGTATTTTTAGCGAATAGCCTTAACACCTGATAATAACCATCATTTGCTTTAGCTTGTTCTATTTCAAACTTAGTCTTCTTTCTGTCTGTATAAAACTTGCCCATTACAAAGCCTCTATTTCTTGTTTAACTTTTTCCCAATAGATGCCATGAACCCCCGATATGTCGTTACTCATGTTCTTAAGCAATTGTTCCATTATTTCATCTACTGCTATTAATGCACATTGTTTAGCTTGTTCCCAAGCTTTATATTCCATAGATGCACTTGCTAGTGGTGGATTATACCAAGCCTCATTTGGAGTAGTTTGATAAAATTTATCTACTAATTCTTCTGCTTTTTCTTTTGGTGTCATATTAATGGTTTTCAAATGTTACTGTTTCTCCTATAAATCTTAAAGGAATGTTTTTAGTTTGTCCATGCCTATTCTTCTCTACCTTACAAATGACTAGATTCTCGCAGCTATATTCTGTGCCACCTATATTTACAGGTTCAGTCATTTCGTAATAAGATGGTCTCATAAGCATGATTACAATGTCAGCATCTTGCTCTAAGCTACCAGACTCTCTTAGGTCAGATAGCTGAGGCATCTTGTCTGCCCTTTCTTCTACCCTTCTTGAAAGTTGCGATAAGGCGATAATAGGTACCTCTAACTCTTTAGCTAAGGCTTTTAGGCTACGAGATATTGTGCTTACCTCTTGCTCTCTGTTTTGGTTTTGTTTGCCATTGGCCGTCATAAGCTGTAAATAATCGATAAAAATGACTTTTATGCCATATTTCTGCTTCATAACAGTAGCTTTAGCCCTAAGTTGTTGGATACTAATACCGCCTGTATCGTCTATGTAGATGGGTGATTGTAATATCTTGTCATCAGCCTTCATAACTACCCCTTTTTCGTAGTCGTTCATATTATTCGTTCTAAGGCGTTTTAAGGGCACTTGTGAAACGATTGACTCCATCCTCTCAATTAACTGTTCGGAGCTCATTTCAAGGCTAAAAACGGCCGTAGAAACGTTATTTAGGATTGCTAGGTGATATATACTTGAAAGCATCATAGCTGTCTTACCTGCACCTGGCCTTGCAGCCACTATAATCATGTCTGGTTTGCACCAACCTGCTATGGTGTGGTTTAGTTCAGTAAAGCCAGTATTAAACCCTAATAACTCACCTTTTTGAGCCATGTCTCTTTTTTCTATGATGGCTAAAACTATCTGTTCTATGGTTTTTTCGTTAATATCCCCAAACTCTTGAATCTTGATTAGTTCACTATTTAGTGAACTTATTAAATCAACTGATTCATTATCAACGTCTAAGAAAGTGTTTACTTGTTGCTTGAGTAGTAAATAGGCTTTACGCTTCTTAAACATCTCAACAACCATCTCAATGTGCGTATTAAGGTGGTTAGTGCGTACAATGGCATCAGTAAGCTTAGATAGGTAATAAGCACCACCGACCTCCTGCAGTGACTTATCGTTCTGCATCTTTTGAGCAACCGTAGTGATGTCTATAGCCGTATTGCTATTATACATATCTTGTAGTGTCTTAAAGATTTTTTGGTGTTTAAGGTCATAAAATACCTCAGGCGTTAACATACCAATCACTAATGGTATTACATTCTTATCTATTAATAATGAGCCAAGTATATTTTGCTCAAGTTCTATATTCTTTGGTAAGTTTACAGCTTCTATCATTGTTTTTGTTTGTGTATTGTATGTCTAAAGTGTATGTTTTAATTAAATAATATTTACCTTTTATACACTTAATATGATAATCTTTTTCAATATTTAAAGGATTATTACTTTTATTAATTGTTATAGCTTGTATGAATTTCACCTCCATCCATTTTATTAGGGTAAACGTATATATCATCATCGTAAAAATTACGAACACTACCATTTGAATATAAAACTACTTTCCAAACAGTATTTACTTGACTACCATAATCAATCCAAGCTATAGCTTTACCATAGCCAAGTGGAGTCTCTACATCTATAGTATTTTTTAATTCGTATATCATTTAAGGGTTATTTTAGGTTTTTCGTTAGTTATTGGTTGGAAGTTTTTAGAGTTCTTAACCCATGTAGCTATTCTTCGGTTTATATCAAAAAACTTTTGAGCTTGGAATCTCATTTTACCTTTATCATCTTGTTCGGTCCAGTAATCAATAAAATTTTGATATTCATTTCCAAGTTTATCTTTTAATTCATCCACCCTACCAACAAAACTAGATTTTGGGTTATATTCTTTCTTTATACATTTATCTACTTGTATTTTATCTAATTGTATATTATGTGACGGATTGCCGTCAGGGGGGTATGCCGATTTGCCGTCAGGGGTCTGTTGGGATGTCGGCAGGGGGTTCTCAAAGCAAAGTGTGATACTTCTATATTCAACTTCCATTTTTTCATTTAGCTTAAGCACTCTACCAATATAGCCACCTTTCTCTAGTAATCTTAAATTATCCCTAATAGATGTCACAGAACAATTTAAACAGTTGGCTAAATATTCATTAGATGCAAAACAATATCCTCTTTCATTGGATAAGTTAGAAATTAAAGCTAAGAGAAGCTTTTGTCTGTCAGTTAAATCTTTGTTTAAAAGAATCCTTGCAGTAATTGTAACATAAAAACTATGGTTCATAAAATAAAAAAGCCCTATCAAATTCCCCCCAGTCGGATTGGGGGTTCATATCAAGGGCAATAAGTTCTAAATGAGTATCCGACACTCACTACAAAGTTAAGATTCTTTTTTAATCCTAAAAGCCACCACTCTATCCTTCGTTCCATCGTTAATCAAGAACTTCTTACGAGCCAATGGGTTTAGGCTATCCCTTAAAGCCTGAGCATTAATTTTATACTTCCTAGCAGCCTTAGAAATTGAGTCAAAATACACCTCCTCCTTCGTATCTATATACACCATTCTTACAGGTATATTATTCTCCAATCCTTTTATCTCTTTTGCCATCTTAATTTTAGTCGTTTTAATTCAAAGTAAAAATTAGCAGTCACATATAGCAAACAAGCTAAAGGCACACTAATAAAGAAAAATTTAATAAAGTCTATTATTTTCATAATTTAAAGTTTAAGCCCCCTAGTTTAGACATAACTAACACCCCTGTTTGTAAATGATTAAATTTTGGGGGCTATTAGTTTATTTCTTCAAGGAAATTTTAAATGTTGTTGTAGAGTATTTAGGTGCAGGATAAATCATCTCACCAGTCTCAGGGTCTACCAATGGCTCTTTAATAGCCTTAAGCAAAGCTTCTCTTTCTTTTAACTTGTACTTAACAGCTTCCACTTCTTGGTTAAGTTTTTGCCATGTGTAATCACCATCATAAGCATACTTAACACCTGATTCCATTTTAGCAAGTTCAGCTCCTAATACGTCTGCTTTACCTTGTGGGTACTTATCAAGCTCAGCAATAACATCTTCTTTTAATTCGGCTCTAATGCCATCTAAAAGCTGTTGTAAAGCTTCTGACTTAACTAACATCTCTAAAGGTGATTCACCAGATTCTTTAAAGTGAGCAACGATTGTTTGCTTTAATAATTCAATATTAAATTTGTTCGGTTCTATAGAACTTAATTCTATTTTTGGTAATAATTCTAAACTCATAGGTTTATTTTTTAGTTAGGTTATCTTTTTTAGCTTTTAATACAGTCATTAATGTTTCATTACTATCAAATAACTGCTTGTGTGTAAAATACAAATCAGTTAATTGTTTGATTTTGGTACATTTTGCAATTTCAAACATCAATTTATCCTTATCAACCTCCTCTTCTTCAACAATCTCAGCTACCACCTCTACTACTGGCTTAGCGGGTTTTTTAGGCTCTTCTACAGCAAAGTCCATCTCCTCTGCAGGTGTTGCTTCAAAACCAGCAGCCTTCATTAACCACGCCAAGAGATTACGATATGCCTTACCGATTGCTCTAGTTTGTGCCATAGATAAGATAGCATACTCGTCAAAGTACCTTTTAGTTTTTTCGGCATTGGAACATAGGGCAATACCAGTAGCAACAACATTGCCAGTATTAATATTACGGACTTCACAAGTAGCCATGTATTTAATAGTAGTCTCATTTGATAAGTCTTGAGTATTAGTAATAATTGGCATCAATCCTAGAGAAGCACCAGCAAATTGCCATCCTTCTACGTTTACGAATTGCTTACCTTGAATGTTTGAGCTCAAACCTTTTTCCTTAATTAGTTTACTAAGCTCATTAGAAAGTTGTAACATTGAGTCTTTATTGATTAACTCATAGCTAGGATTAGTTTTTTGTAATTCCATTGTTAATTGTGTTTTGTGTAAAGAAATAAGCTTCTCTTGTTGGGTATTGTTCCCAAACCTTAATCAATGATTGAATAAGCTCAAATGAAGCTTGTGAGTAGTTAATCTCATGCAAAATTTTTGCTACAAGAAGTTTTTTGTCATTGTCTGACCATGTGTGGAAATTAGAAAGCATAAAGTGATTTTTTGATTTTTGGTTTTGTTTTATATAATTTCATTAAGAAAATAATCTCATCGAATTTTTCCTTGTAGGTCTCATTCTGCTCATAATCGTTTCTGTGCATTTTTAGTCCATGTAATACTGTACTATGGTCTCTGTTAAAATAGTGGCCTATAGATACAGATGTCATTCCTAATTGATGTAACATGATAAAGTAGCACATATTACGAGCCTGAACATAAACTCTATTACGGTCTGGTCTTGTTAACTTATGTGGGTTGATGTTTAGTTCATTCGCCACGAAGTCAACTATAGACCTCTTATCGGTAGCTTTTACGGTTGGTAAGCCTGGCACCACATAATAAGATAACTTATCCTTCATAGTCATAAATTTGGTCTCTCAATGTCTTTAACTTCGCTTCGTAGTATGTTTCAATAATATCTATAATAAATTGGTCTGCTCTCGCTAGTCCTGAGTTTATTCTATACGGAGTTAGCCCAGTCTTCTCACAGATTTTCTTTAAATCTCCGTATTGTAATAGTTGTTTGTAATCCTTAATCTCAATCATTGTAATGTTTGTTTGTAATGTTTATAATGTCTGTCAATCGCTCTCATGCATCCCTCGATACTTCCATAAAAATGTGTCCTCCAATAATAAAACTTGTTTAGGGGTTTTTTGGAGTTCCAGCTAATCAGCATCTTTCTGTAGGTGTACTGCTTCTGCATTGTACCCCCTGGCCCAATGGAGGTGTAATATTCTTTGAGGCCTTTTTGTCTTAATGATGGGTTAATAAATTCCATGTTTATTCGGTTGGTGAGTAAATAGTTTCAATAGTTTCATATTTTTCTAATTGTTCTTTGTTTGTTGCTTTGATGAATAATTCATAGGCCTTGCCTTTATCTCTGTTAAAAGTTTGGCTTAAAAAATAGCCATCTTCTCTAGTGAAGTAAAACTCTTCGCCTGTTACTAAATCGGTCTTGCATACAAATTCATACTTTTTCATAATTAAGGGTTTTTTGGTTATTTGTTCAATTTTTGGTGACGTTGGAAATAAGACTGCGTTCCAGATTTTTGGATAGCAGCTAAAGATTGTTCGTATTCGACAGGATGAATGCAGGTTTTTGTTATGTAGTTATAGTACATATCTTGACCCTGCTTAATGAGTCGGCCACTAATTGCACAATGGCAATCAAATTTGGCTGTGATTAATTCAAACATAGATTTTTGGTTTTTTGGTTAGTGTTTTGTAAAATTAAGGAGTTTTTGTGATTATTTAAGATTTTTAACGGGTTTTTTGTTAAAGAAATCATAAAAGATTTTTGGGGAGTTTTTGGATAGGGTTTTTGGCGGCCCATGATACTACATATCAATGTTTAAACATCAATACATAATATGCATACTATTAACCTGTAGACAATAGCAATTTATTGCCTATTTATAGCCCTATTTTGGCCATATCTTTTGCGGTTAGTATAAACATACCAACCTAAAAAATAAAGCCTTTATTTAGTCTTATTTTGCTAAATATTCAGCCCAATAATTTTGTTTAATTATTGGCTTAAAAAAATAGTTTACCACTTGAGACGAACCGAAAACCTCTAACATAAATTGGTTAAAGGCTAAAATGTCAATTTTACCACCTTTTACCTTGTCGTCAAAAATGTCAATTTGATACCTTAAAAACCCGCCTAATGTTTGCAGCTGGTTAATAACCTCAAATTGCTTTTTTGTAACTATTAAGCCTATTTTTTTAGGCTTTTGTTCGTTTGTTCTAAGCTGTATTAATAACATGCTTTGAATTTTGGTTAATATAAAACCCCTAAAATAGGGGCTTTATTTCGGCTAATATCAAGCCTCTTCAGTTAACCTATAAAAAACATACTACATTTTCAACCTCTTTTATGTCTATTTTGTGACAACCTATTGTTAAAATATTGCCCTCTTGACCGTTGAAACGATATGAGCCGATATGTTGACCAATTGACAAAGTATTATTTTTGAGCCTTTGATATGCATCAAAAAATATACTTTTTGGCATCTTTACCCCTCCTGATGTTTCAATCTCGTCCGTTTCTTTATTAAATCTTAAAAGATTAGTAGCTATGCCCCAAACAGAGGAAACCGCAAAATTTCTAAATTTTTGTATTTGTTCGGCTTTTTCAATCATTCTTTTTTCCTCTTTCTTTTTCTCGTTTTCAGCCTTTTTAATTAGCCAATTTTGATATGCATCACTTTCTAAATAGTCTTTTGCCCACGATACAATGTTGTTATATCTTTCCTCAATACTTAAACCCTGTAATGATGCAAAAGTTAATTTAGACAAATCATGAATATAAAAAAAAGAACAATAGTTCCTAAAATTGCTCAAAAAGTGATTAACCATATTTAAGTTAGCCTCTTTTAATTTTGTTGCTGTTTTGGTTAGTGCTTTGTGATTTTCAGCTTGTTTAAGGTATTCATTAAGGTTATCCCTATGAGCTGCTATGCTTTCCAAATCAGAGGGAAAATAAACTACATTAAAAATTGGATATTGAGACGGTATAGAACGTTTAACCAATGATTGATGTTTGTTTGTAGTATTTGAGTAACTTTTGTTATTAAACAAAACAGCCTTTTTATTTTTAAACTCTATTATTTGAGCTATTTTAAAATGATGTCCATAGCTGTAAATACTTTCTTTTTCAAAGAACATAGATGAGCCTTGACCGTAATCTTGTTGCTGATTTGCCCATACATGGGTTAACTCGGGGTTGTTAAATCTTGTTTTCATATTTTGTTATTTTATTGGTTATTGTTATTTAATTGTTTTCTATTTATTATTCTAGTGGGATAACCAGTTAGTACATATTCATTATAATCATGCTTTAAAAGGCTAATTTTACGGCCAAATTTGTTTATTTTATCTGTAAATTCTAAAGGTTTGCCGCTGCTGGTTGTTTGATATTCGGAATTATCCTCCCATCCAAAACCGTAGTTTTGTTGAATAACGGCTAAATATGTGTATTTATTTTGTGTCATTGTTTGCAGGTTTTATAGTTTCAATAATAGTTTTTAATAGTGCATAAACTGGCAAACAAATTACCAATATTAAAATCAATTCAGGTAGTGTAATAAATTGTCCCATCTTACTTAGTTTTTAATTGGTTAATGATTAATCTAGCAACATTAAATAAAAAAGCCGCAAAGATTGTTAATTGAATAGCTGGTAAAATGTAGGTTAATTGTTCCATAATTTAAGGTATTTAATTGGTTAATTGATGAAGTAAAGATATAAAACAATATCAAACAAACAAAAGAAATATAAAAAAATATTCATAATAAAATGTTAAAATAGATTAATGTTGTAACATTGGTTAAGATATTGGTGCATATATTGTATTATGTACTTATATAGTATATGAATGTACTTATATAATATATACTATATTGTATATAGTATAGAATATACTTATTAAATCAATCTATATATTGGGTATATTCTAATATAATCTAACTATTAATTAGGGTGATTGGTAGCGGCCGCACTTGAAAGGGGTATAAATCATTAAGTTTAAATTGTTAGCTTTGCCCATAGTGAAGAGGGTAGGGGAGAGGCTTATTTAACATAATATTTATTATTGGTTGATTAGGTGAGCTGGTATAGACCCCCTACCATGTTTTTTCGCGTCAAAGTTTTGGGGATGGGTTAGTGCCCCCTAAAATTCTGATTTAAAATATTGGCTTCACATTTTTTGAGATTGTAATTTTTTAATTTTCCCTATGACCTATTAAAATAAAATGTAATATGTACAAATGTAAACCCAAACCAAAAAAGTAATCTATGAATGCACAATTCAAAGACATAACCAAACAAGCTTTTATTATAGCCTATAAGGAGAACTTCGGCAACATCACTATTGCGTGTGAATCAGCTGGGGTATCTAGGAGCACTTACAACAAATGGGCTAAAGAAGACGAAGAGTTCAGAACGACCTTAGCGGAGATTGAGCCAGAAGAAATCATGTTAGACTTTGGTGAACACAAGCTAATGGAGAGAATCGCCAAAGGAGACACCTTAGCTACTATGTTTTTGTTAAAGACAAAAGGTAAGCGTAGAGGATATGTAGAAAGACAAGAGGTAGCTCACGAAGGGGATGTGGTGAAACAGATTACCGTTAATGTCCTTAGACCTGAAGAATTAGAGAACGTTACTACTAAACAGCTAGATGGTGACGAAAACTTGCAACTAGAAGATAGTGGCATGACTGTACCTGCTTCAATGGCGGATAGGATTGATGAAATTCCGTTATATGACCACGATAAAGGGGAATTATTGGACCTAAATGAGCAAGAAGAGTATGAAGAGTAAGCTAAAATCAATTCTTTGCCTATTTTAAGGCGATTTAAGACACTTTAATGCTAAAATAGTATCATAACATCAAATGAGAAGTAAAATGGCTATAATCAGCTTAAAATAACCAAAAACCAAAATGAATGCAAGTAACTACCAACAAAGTGTTCCAAATTTTGCAAGAGAGTCCAAAAAAAATCTCTGTTATGCAAGGAGGAACAAGAAGTGGCAAGACATACAATATCTTGACATGGTTTATCGTAAAACTGTTACAAGAAAGGGGAAAGACGTTGACTATCTGCCGTTCCTCGCTGCCGTCTATCAAGGGTT